TTACTTCTTCATAAATTGTATTTGTAACTAATGCTTCAGTAGTACCATCAGTAAATGATGAAATAGGATTTGATCCTATCATTACTAATGCTCTTGAAGCTATATCTATTTTGGTTACTGCCATACATTACTCTCTAGGTAACATTATACTTAAATTTTTTCCTTGTATTTGATTAATTTTATATTTTTCATTTAAATAAGAAACAATATTAGTAAATTCTTTTTTTCTTTTTTGAGGATCATCTGAAACAACAATAGATTCTAACATATCCATATTTATTCTTACATCATCTATTTCTTTAGGATTTAAATGTCTTGGTGACATAAAAGTATTTTTATTTTTATCACCAATTAAATTAACTTGTATTTGTCCATCTGGCATTTTTTTATATGTATAGGATACTTTACTTGCAGAAGCTAAAACAGAAGTTCCTAATGTTCCAGCTATAATACCACTTATAACTGGTGCTTTTTTTACTGTTTTATTAATTTTTTTATTTAAATCTTTAACTTTATTTTTAGTTTTATCTATTGTTGGTTTGGCTGCTTTAATAGCTTTTTTTCCTGTTTGTGCTGCAGTTGCTCCTACACCAGCAACAATATCAGGTGTTTTCATAATTTTTCTTGTTACTTTATCTGCGTCTATTGCAGCTTTATTAGGATCTATAGCTGATTTAAATTTTGCATTAGTTAATTCTTCTTTTACTTTTTTTTGTTTTATTCTACGACCTTTAGTTTCTAAATCTTTTTTCTTTTTTTTGGCAGCAGAAATTGCTTTGCCAATTATTTTTTTACCTACACCTACTGCTGCACTTATTGCCATATTTTTCTCCTATTTGACTAGAGGGGGATAAACCCCCTCATAGTTGTTAATTTCCTTATGCAAGAGCTACTGTAGTTACAGTAGTTGCTCCAGTTTCAGAAGTAACTGTTATTACGTCCATTTCGTGAGTACCACCTACACCGATTGAACAAAGGATAACATCACCTTTGCTTAATTCTTTGTAAGCAGAATTGAAATAGCCAGAAGCTACAACAGCTGCTTTAGCGTCACCATCAGTATAAAACCATAGTGAGTTTCCAGCACCCATTCCTGATATCTTCTTAATCGGATTTGAAGTTTCGTATGCCATTAATTACCTCCTATTCCGCACACTTCTGTACTCTAATACCATTAGTATCAATTAGAATTGATCCCATAGATAAGTAAGAAGTCATTAAGTGAGATACCTTTTCAGGTATATAGTTTACTTCAGTTCTAACTTCAGATCCTACACCTAGACCCATTGATGACTTGTGCCATGCAATAGTGTGTCTATCAGTAGAGCCAGATGTATCTAGACCAGAATGAACAAATACTAAGAAACCTAAGAATTTTTTCGCTGTGTAGTTCATACCAGAGAAAGGTAATTCGTTAGATCCAATGTATTCCATTCTTGACCATTGATCGTCATCTAGTAAGTTAGACCATTGGTTAGGGCCGATTGCCCAGTATCTTTGACCATCATCAGGAACATCATTAGTTCCGAAAAGCGCTTGCATTTCTTGGAACTTATCTACGTTCATGTCAGTTGCCACAGTACCACCTTGCGCACCAGCATTGTTTGCTAGTGTAGTAGCAGAACTCATAGCGTCTGTGATGATTGAATCAGTCTTACGACCAAGAGCATATGCTGCATTATTTGCAACAACAGATCTTTCGTCAATGTTGGTTTTAAGCTCGTCTAGTTTGTCTACGTAATCAGACGCATAGAAATCAGCTAGAGTTGCAGTAACATTTGTGTGAGAAATGTTCATAGCAACTACTTCTGCGTGTCTAGCTTTGCTAGTAGCTTCTCCAGTTCCTACTTTTTGGAACTTTACAGATTCGCCACTTACTCCGTTTACAGTACGCACTAGGTTCTTTAGCTTACTACCCATTCTTTGATATGCCATATGCACTTCAGCCTCAAACTGAGTGATAAAAGCATTAGTAATAGAAGCAGACATTTAAACCTCCGTGTTTGCTTAGTTGTTACCTAGATTGTCTCACAGGAGTTTGATATGTTATCTTTTCAGGCATATCTTGGGCCTTAGAGGTCTATTTATCTCTTACTGCCATATTTTTTAGAATATTTCAATTCACAAATATCAACAACGTTTTCATGTGGAATAACTGTTGTATCACCTATATCTGTGTCATTGTATGACATATAACAAATAACGACATCTTTATTTTTGACTAATAAGAAACCTTCAGTAGTATTAATAGCTGGTTTAAATTTTATAGCGTCTTGTGGACTTAACCATTCAGCATGAGATATAGCGTCTCTCCATCTAACTCTAACTCGCTTTTTGTGATCCGTAGTACTTTTCATACATCATAGAAACTTTATTTATATACGCTTGATCTCTTTCACCATCTTTCCAGTATCGAGGATCTTTCATCATAGATCGTAAATCTTCTAAACTAGGAGCAGCTTCAATAGCTGTTTCTGTTTGTGGAATTGGTGCGTCTTTATTAAGTTTCATTATTTCTTCTAATGCTTTTACACCTTTTGCTGTACTTGCAAACTCTGCAATAGCTTCATAAGAATCACTTGATAAATTTTTCTTACTCCAAAGATCAGCAGCTTCTATACGTTGATTAGCATTTTCACCTAATAATTCTCTTTCATTATCAATATCAGGTAATGAAGATATTTCATTATTAACAAATGCTTCTATACCTTTATTAAATTCTTCTTGAGATAATCCTTTAGATTTAGCTGTTTCAGACCACCATTGTAATAATGGCATTTCAGCATTAATATCCATTTGTATATTTTCTGGTATTTCAGGCATATTAATTTCATAATTTTCAGGAACATTAGCTTTAACTTCATTAGCTATATCTTCTCTAATTTGTTTAGATAAATCTTCTGTTCTTGATCCTAATTTTTTTTCTAAAGAATTATAACTACTAGCTAGTTCTTCAATATTAATTTCATTAGTATCTTTGTTCCAAAATTTATCTTGAACATAATCTGGTTTACTAGATTCAGTTTGCTCTTGAGTAATTACTTCTTCTTCTGCCATTCTCTACCTCGTTTAATTCTATTTTTAATTTGTTGCAGCATATATCGTTGCCCTTCTAAATGCCATAATACTCTACTATCAGCATTAGGATTAATAGTAACATTCATAACAATACTATCAAAAAATTCCAATAATTTTTTACCATCAGGCCCAGAAAAAACACTAGCAAATGTTTGATCTATTTCAGATGTTTCTTTTTTATGTTCCTTCTGGCGATTGACTAGGGATTCCCAACTCATTTTGTGCCATATTAGACTGTTGCGCCATGTTTTGCAACGATTGAATTATTTGTTGTTGTTCTTGTGGATCTCTAATTAATTTTTCTGGTAATCCTAGTTTTTCTGCTAAATATCTAGCTACTTCATCTTGTTTAACAATCATATTAAGAATTTGTGGCCCAAATGTTTGAGCTAGTATAGCATTAAAATTATTAACTACAGCAACATCTTGTTGATGTTGAGCTTGTGCTAATGGTGATTGAGATATTACAGTTACTTCTCTATTATCAATTTTTGGTATTTCAATTCTACCTTGTTTAGATAATATTCTAATTACTCTACGAAGTAATGGTGTGACAAACTCAGATTGTAGTCTACCAAATGAAGATCCTATTTGTCTTGATAGATCTGCCATTCTTTCAGATACTTCAGTAGCAGACATTGGTGTACCTTCTGGTCTACCAAGCGTTTCCATATATAATGCTTTTTTAATATTTTGACGCATATCAGCTAATATTAATTGAGCTACATCAAATCTACCAGCTCCAGCTAAAGGCGTAAGACCTCTACTATTTGGTGCTACAGGAATTAAAGCTCCAGGCACTAGATTAATATTATCAGGATTTAATACACCATCATCTTCATAAGTATAAATACCACTAATATTCATTTGAGCATTTTGTAGTATTAATTCTACTGTAAGATTAGTTGTTTTGATTGCAGCCATGCTATTAAATACTGGGCCACGACCATATACTTCTCCTGATCCTTTATTCCATCTAAATACAATATAAGGATTGCTACCAACTCCATCTAATTCTTTTTCAAAAATTATTTCTTCTTCATTCATGCAAGCAACACAGTATTTATATTTTTCTGTATTTGCTTCATCATATAATCTGTAAACACCTTCAACTATGTTTGCTTTTTTTGTTTCATTATTCTCAATAGCTTTTAACATCTTTTCAGACATTTCTGCTTTAGGATAAGCTGTCATTAATTGGTTATATGCTATTTGTCTTTTTCTAAAGATAGTATCTATTTTATTATCAGGCCCATTGTTCAACATAACTTTAGGCAAAGGAACAGCTGTAAATTTAATTGGATTTAATGCGTCACCTTCTTCTACTAGCATTACACCAGTACCAATAGCACAATCCATAAATGCTTCATGTACTTCTTGATTAAAGTTAGATCCAGCTAATATCTCAAAAACATATTTTGTTATTTCATCTAATGCTTCATTAACTGCTGGTTTTTGATCATCAGGTATATCTGATCCAGCTTCAAAGTTTGCCCATCTACCATAAGTAGGAACTATACCAGCTTGTAATCTACTAGCAAATTCTTGAATACCTACTACTGCAGTTTCATCAAATATTTTATCAGTACGTCTTTCTCCTATTGTTTCTTCATAGAATGATTCTCTTTGTGGCATTGTGTATTCGTATGCTTCTTCATACTTATCTTTCCAATGATCAAAAATTGTTTCTGCATCTTGATACTTTTTAAAAAAACTTTTAAATTTTCCGTCAGTATATCCTGATGATATATTTTTTTCTGCTACTGGTATAAATACCATTATAATCCTCCAGTTATTGTTTGCGCTGTAGTTGCTAAAAACTTCCTTTGAGCTGATAATGCTTGTTGTTTTCTAGCTATTGCAAATCTTTTTCTTTGTTCTGCTGTTAATTTTGTTTCTGCTGCTTCCTGTGCAGTAGCTTGATCTAATGCAGAAGCCTGTTGTGGTTCTGAGGTAGTTTTAGCTGTTGAAGTAGCTGCATATGAAGTTGAACTTTTAACTATATTATTAAAACTTGAAATATAATCATCATATTTTTTTTTCCTAACATCTAAATATGCTGCACCCATTAATGGTACTCCAGCTAAAGTCATAGCTCCAGTTGCAATCATTTGTATTTTTTTTTGTTGTTCAAACATTTTTTGAGAAATAGGTATTTCATTCATAATCCCACCAGCACCAACTGTTCCCATTCCTGTTGGAGTTTGTGGGCCGCCTGGAGTATATGATCCATATTTAATTTCATGTCCTCTAGGAGTAAGCATATAACCACCTCCTCCAGTTGGTACTGCTTCACCAATAGATACTAAATATTCATTAGTAGCTTGACTTGCCACTCCTCCATACATTTGTGTACCAGATTGTTCTATTGCTTTTTTAACTTTTTTAACGCCAGCACTTGTTTGAGCTTGTGTTAATGTTTGTCCAGCATATTGAGCGCTACCTGTAACTGCTGCTGATTGAACTGGTGAAATTCCTCCACCACCACTACTCATTCCTCCAGCTGTTGATCCTGATGTTGGTTGTTCCGCACCCATTATATTTCCTTTCCTTCTTGGAAGTAACCTCTTCCACCAGCTCTAGAGAATAATGATCTCATACCTACCATTCCTTTTGCTTTTCTTTTTTTTAATTTTGCTTCTTTTGCTTCTAATTTTTCTTGTTCTTCCAATTCTTCTTGCCTTCTTCTTTCAATATCTTCTCTAACTGCTTTATCTGCAGCAGTTTCTCTATACTTTGGTTTCTGAAATGCACCCATATCTATAAGTCTATTTCACAAAAACCATTTTTTTTCAACGCACAATATAGCTGATTAGGTGTAAATATCCAAAACCTAGACCAACCTATTAATCGTTGCACATAACTAACGCAGCTATGTTCTTTTATCCAAGATCCCATAATAACTGGGAATTTAGATACTTTATTCTGTACTGGCACTTTAACAATATGTCCTTTTTTCATTTGTATTAACCTAAATATTCTATCTACTTCTTCTTCATTAAGTATTTCTATATTTAATTTACCAAATAAATATTCAGCTATTAACCATATTTTTTTTTCAGGATCATAACCCATTACTCCACAATGTTTAAATCCTTTTTTAAAAAATTTTGTATGTCTATGATAATCGTTATTTTCGTAGAAATAAACTAACCATTCATTCTGTTTTGCCATACACTTCTTCTTTTTTTATTACCAAATATATTCCAAGCTCTAGTCTTGACGACAGTTGGTTTTTTAGTTTGTCCTGATATTAATTGTTTACCTTCACCAGCTCCTAACATCATATACTGTAATGCGTCATGGACATGGGAATATCTATTCTTCATTGGCTTTTCATCATACCTATCACCAGATGTTTGTAATCTTCTGTAGAAATAACCACCATTAAAACCTTTTTTAAGATTTATACATCTATGATCTAATATAAATCCTGATTTACCTTCTATTAATCTACCAAGTGTAACTTCTACTGACTCTATTCTAAGAGCTACATCATTACTATGTGTAGGTTTACCCATTAAGCCATTTTGTCGCAGTATTTGAAATGGTGTTGTTTCATCTGTTTGCGCTCTAAAATCTCCTGCTGGATCTCCATATATTTCTATATCTAAGTTTCTATAGTTCTTTGCTATTTCATGTTTTAATAGTTCACTAAACCTAGCAATACCCATATCAAAACAAACTAGCTCCTGAAGTATAAGCCATCTACCATTAGGCATTTTTTGACCAAACACTGCAGCTGGTGTTAATCCAAAGTCTATACCAATAAAAACTGGTAAAGGGCCAGGCGATAGATCCTCAGAAGATAAATGTACTTCTTGATTCCAGCTAGGATATACTGGTTTACCTTCTTCTAGTGATCCTAGTTTATTCATTACATAAACATCTATCCAACCTTTTGTTTTACCTTTGATAATATTAGAATAATAATCTTGTGTTAGGTTATTCTGGTTTTCGCATAGTTTATTTCTATCATATCCTTGCAGCGTACCATCTTTATCTTTCTTTTCTTTCATCGCTGAAGGTTGTGTATAGAAGTTCCAGTTCTCTGGTTTAACTAACATCAATGCTTCATCTCTTGAGAGATGATCTGGTACGGGAACATCACCAGCCATGATAGGCCACCAATGATCTTCTTCTGGTGCGTTAGTATCGGCAATAACTCCATACCATGTAGCACCACCATCACGCATACTAGGAAATCTACCTACCCTCATTGTACAAGCGTCAATAATGCTCTTAGGAAGCTCTCTGGCTTCGTTTACCCATACGCCTGTTAGTTCTAATGATAAAAGTTTTTTAACGTCCTCAGGCCTATCTAAAGCTAAGAATATAACCTCTAAATCTAGTTCACCTACATTTATTCTATGTGTGTAAGGTACTGACCAAGAAAATGTACCCCATTCTTGTTCAGGAAACCAATCTAACCATGTTTTGATAGTAGTTGTTTTAAGTTGCGGATTAGTGTTCCGAATAACGGCCCACCTACTTTTTCTTTTTCCTTGTGCGTTTTTTTCTTGTTGTAAAGCACGTCTAAGTACCTCAATACAACAAGCGACAGACTTGCCACTACCTACTGGCCCTCTTAAACCTCTAAAAAATTCATTTCCCTTGAGAAATGCTTTTAAGGTATTGCCATCTGGTTTGTAACTGAGTTGTGCCATCTATAGTAGATTCTTGTCTATTGCTTCTTTTAGCAATTTTTCTCTGATTTTTGGGCCAAGGCTTTCTATCAATTTGTCTGCTTCCTTGTCCGTTATAAAACTTTCTGGAAGGAATTTTAGATGTACTTTTTTTACGATCGCTCTTAGCTTCCGTCTTTCTGCTAGAGAAATGTTGAACAGCTGCCTGTTCTCCAGATTCGTTACGTCGTCTGTTTTGTCTATACTCATAAAGAAATTCCTTAAATAAATCCCAATCAAGATATACCATTGGATTAGAAAAGTCTTTCTTTAATATTAAAAGATCAGCAGATCCTTTCCACTTATCTAATTGGGCGAAGCCCTCGCCATTTTTACGAGCTTTAACTTCTATATTAGTTCCCTCAAACAAATCAGATACCTGAACGTCATGAGGAAATGCTTGAATAGCACCAGATAAAGGTTGTCGTCTAGCTTCAAATCCTTCAGCTTGAAAGAGTTTAACTATTTCGTTCTCTACTCTAGTACCCTTTCTTTTTGCTTTGCTTGACAACTTTTTTTCCTGATTTTTTTGCTTCTGCTTTTGCTTTCTTCATTCCTGCAGCAGTATAAGGAAATTTTTTTGATCCAACTTTAGGCATTTAGCACCTCACTTTCTTTAGCACTTTTAACCTTTGATAACTTATTACGCAAGACAATTCGATCCTCATATGCTTTACCAAGTTTATCCATTAAAACTTTATTTATTTCTTTTATTGCTTTAACTTCATCTTGAAGTTCTCTTACAGTAGTCGTCAAATCATCTATTGTCATAGCTTTCATTCCTTTTTTATAATTGTTATTTGGGTAAACTACAATCTATAAAGAAATAAAAAACTTATTTCAATTCACTAATCTAACAGTTCCAAGCTCTGAGTGATTTATTTATTCTAGAGTTAGGATCTCTAGCTGTTTTAGCCGAAGTCAGCTTCTTTTTCATACCTTTCATTCTAGCACAGAATGATTTTCTACGTTTATTTCCTACTTTTTTACTTGGTGCTTTTAAATTACCACCAGTAGCTCTGTTATAACTAGCTCTACCTTTGGCATTTAAACCACCACTAGGGTTTTTACCCTCTTTTCTTTGCCATGCTGGTGTTTTTGCCATTAAAAACTCCTAAATTTTTTTACTTTAGCTGCTATCCCTTTAGGTTGCTTTGAAAATTGTTTACCTTTTTTCTTTGCTTTTCTTTTAGCAGCAGTAGTTCTCGCATATTCACTAGGAGAAAGAGACTTAATAGCAGCACTTGGCAAATATCTCTCTCCTGTTTCAGAAGATTTCTTACCAGACTTGGTTCTCCACTTCTGCTTACCCCATGCTTTTAATGATTGCTGTGATCTAGCTAACATTATCTATATCCACCACCAGCAGCTTTATATCTTTTAGCTAACAGCTGTGCCTTCCTGGCAGACCATTGTCCAGCAGCAGTACCTTGAACAGCAGAAGATTTTATAGACTGAAACAGTCTTTTTCTAAGAGTAGGCTTAGTGTAGTTACCAGCCTTGTTTACTGTACTTTTTTTCTTCATAATTTTTTTTGCCTTGCAAGGCGTGAGAGAAACCCTCTCTTGGTTTATCGTCTAAAGACACCTTACCTTAAATCTTAGAAATATTTTTGTCTACGCACATAATTTACTTTTTTTAACTCTGTTGTGTGTATGACATCTTTACCTGTAATCACAGTCACGTTTTTAAACCCCCTGTTCGTATTTACGTCAGATCTATATTTATCTTTATATCTCCGACTACTTGATGGTTTACTTTATCAGGTGTTCGTAATCCTACGCGATCTAGTATATCTTTACTTGCTTCTAGCTGTACGTATTCAGACTTAGCGTTGTTACTGAGATGGACTAGCTTGTTAGACGCTACTACAGCACCTAGTCCTATCGTTCTAGATACACATTCCATCATGTATTTCTGTACCTTTGGTAGACGTAGTGTACGACTCGCACTTACTCTCGCAGATTCTCTACTGATTTTTGTTGAATATCCAGCCTTTTCTGCAGCTTCTACTATACTGCACCCTGTTGATACGATGGTATCGACTAAAGCCTTCTGTTTCTCAGTTAAATCGTTGTTATCCATATCACGCTTCTGTTGGATAATTGTAATCATTGATAAAATCCTGTCAAGCATATTCGTCTACCTGTGACAATAATGGGCAGCTAATCCAGCCTACCCTTCGGCTCGTCTACGATAGAGCTCTTGCTAAAGCAAGGATCTCTACCCTTCGGGCTTCGGTCTGGGCTGCAAATAAATAAAAAGAAAAAAGAAAAGAATAAATTATGAATAAAATAAGAATAAGATGTATATAACTAATAATAAGTAGGAAGGATAAATATATATCTGAAATAACTGTAGCTAGTGCCAGTACAAGAAAAACCAAGTAAACATGTATTCTTTTGTATAAAATA